GCCAAGATCGAGATCTTTGACGGCGGCGGGGCCAAATACACGACCCTCACCGGGCATCGGTGTCAGGGGTCGCCGGGGCACATTGCCGACGCCCAAGCGGCGCTGACGGCCCTCTACGTGGAGCTCTTTCCAGACGAGGACCAGGAGGCTGAAGCGCCGGGAAGCCGAGCGGAGGGCGGGCTCGACGATGATGATGATCGGTTGACTCGCGCTCGCTCCGCGCGCAACGGCGCCGAGTTCTCCCGCCTCTTCGATAGCGGTGACCTGAGCGGCCACGGCGGGGATCACAGTAGCGCCGACCTGGCGCTGTGCAATCACTTGGCGTTCTGGTTCGGCCCCGACCCGATGCGGGTCGATCGCGTCTTCCGCCGCTCGGCGCTGATGCGGCCGAAGTGGGACGAGAAGCACTACGCCGATGGCCGCTCCTACGGCCAGGGCACGGTCGACACCGCCCTCGCCGGCCGCGCCGACTTCTACCAGCCACAGCCGCGCCTTCATGTGTTTCGCGGTGGAAAATCCACCGACGACGGCGACGAGACGGGCGATACGCGTGAGAAACCGCCACCGGCTCCGACTGAGAGCCCACCCCACCTGACCGACATGGGGAATGCCAAGCGGCTCCGTATTCAGCACGGCCAGGACGTGCGGTTCTGCAAGACGTGGGGTTTCTGGTTGTGGTGGGATGGCCGCCGATGGCGTCGCGACGACACCGACGCCATCGTCCGCCTTGCCAAAGAAATGGTCGGCACCATCTACGCCGAGGCTGCCGCCGCGAGCGACGAGGACACCCGCAAGGCACTTGCCAAGCACGCGCTGAAATCCGAGGCGGAGGCCCGTGTTCGCGCCGCCATCAGCCTCGCGGAAACGGAACCCGGCATTCCCATTCGCCCCGAAAATCTCGACCGCGACCGGTGGCTCCTCAACGTCCAAAACGGCACGCTCGACCTGAAGACGGGACACCTCTGCCCCCACAACCATGATGACCTGATTACCAAACTGGTGCCCGTTGACTACGACCCGGATGCACCGTGCCCGACGTTCCTCGCTTTCCTCGAGCGAATCATGGAAAGCAATACCGACCTGATCCGTTTCCTTCAGCGCGCCGCTGGCTACTCGCTCACCGGCGATACCAGCGAGCGCGCCCTTCTGATTCTTCACGGCGAGGGACGCAATGGGAAAAGCACCCTCCTTGAGACGTTACGCGGCATCCTCGGCGACTACGCTCTGCGTACCCCAACCGACACGCTCCTCGCCAAGCGCGACTCTGGCATCCCCAACGACGTTGCCCGTCTCAAAGGCATGCGCCTCGTCACCGCATCAGAGGCCGACGAAGGACGCCGATTTGACGAGGCCCGAATCAAGGACCTCACCGGCGGGGATACCATCAGCGCCCGATTCATGCGCGGCGAATTCTTTGACTTCCTCCCGGAATTCACCTTGTGGCTAGGAACCAACCATAAGCCGGTGATTCGCGGAACCGACCGATCGATTTGGGACCGCATCCGCCTTGTTCCCTTCGCCGTTCGTATTCCTGACGATGAACAGGACAAGCACCTCAAAGACAAGCTCATGGCCGAGTCCACTGGCATTCTCGCTTGGGCGGTCCGTGGGTGCCTTGAGTGGCAACGCGACGGCCTCAGCGAGCCAGAAGCGGTCAAACAAGCGACCGCTGGCTATCGCGCTGAGATGGACGTCCTTGGTGATTTCATAGAAGACCGCTGTGTCGTTGCGGAGATAGCGTTGGTCTCCGCGAAGAACCTGTACAGCACCTATCACCAATGGTGCGATGAGAGTGGCGAAAGGTCGATGACCCAGAAGGCGATGGGGTTACGCCTCGCTGAACGCGGTTTCGACTCGGCTCGGATGGGGAAAACGCGTATACGGACATGGCTCGGAATTGGCCTCGCTGACGACGCCACAGGAGAAAATTGATGGGCGGACGCGTTTTGAGGCGGACGCGTGCGGACGCGTATTCCGACATAACCGAGCTATGTATAGCTCATGTAGCGTTACCCCGAAAAACGCGGTCTAACGCGTCCGCCTCAAAACGCGTCCGCCTCCCAAACGACAAAAAAAGGCGTGAGGTATGACGCTCACTGAGGCCGGTGCCACCACCACGCGCTCCGAGAATGTGTCCCCACTAGCCGGGACGCCGGTACGGGAGCTCAGCCCGGCCGCAATCGCGGAGCGCGAAGCCTTCCGCGCCTACGTCGATGAGGAAGCCGAGCCGTGGTATCGCGAAAACCTTGGGCGCTTGTTCACGTTGTGGGATGAATGGAACGCCCAGTACTTCGCTGGGGCGATGGTGACCCCGCACCTGTTGCTCACCCAGCCATCCGAGCCGAAACGCTACGGCGACTGTGGCCCGACATCCGGCTGGGGCAGCAAATCCCAAATCCGTATCCGCCCGTCCCTGCTAGACGGGACACATCCGCATATGGTCCGCGGCACGAGAAACCCGGAAGGACGCTTCCGATTCGTCGCCGATATCTTGCTGCACGAAATGATTCACCAGTGGCAGCAAGAGATATCGGGTCAGACGGACGACGGGTATCACGGACACGGACCGGCGTTCCGCAATCAATGCATCCGAATTGGCGCCGTGATCGGTCTGCCGCCGGTGCGCACCGGCAAGAAGCGCGGCAAAGATGCCGGCCTTCCATCCTGCTCGCAATGGCCGCATAACGTTCGACCTGAGGCGCATTACCTTGGGGCCTACGTTCCGCCACGGGACCTCGATGACGACGCGCCCTCGATACCCGAGACGATTACCGTGCCGACTGACCCGGCAGCGATGGTGGAAGGGCTCGCTCGCGTGCTGACGGCGGCGGAGGCGTACGACGTGGCCCGTGGCCTGGTCGCACACTTCGATATCACGCTGTCGTGCGGAGCGACCGTCTCTACTAGTGGGGACATATCCGTATCAAGAGAGGCGGTGCGTATCCGGGGAATCGTGGAGGCGCTTGACCGCGGGCACGGTGCGGTCGGTGGGCAACAAGACGATGTCCGGGGGGCAGCATGAGGCAGTTAGCAGCAGGTTACACGCAGGCGTCTAACTGCCCGGCGCGTGGGACTCGTGGGTGGTCTGATGAGGGAATCAATCGCGCGACGAGCGGCGACCCGACCCGATCACACGGTCGGCCGTGCTGACTGGCATGCCACCTGAAGCGTCGCCGGCTGACCAATGGACGATGTGAGCGTCATATCCCCGAACGGAGGAATCGAACCGATGTCGATTGCCAAGTGCGTGCAGTGTCAACACCCCGTCGAACGCCCGCCTGGTTCCCGTCGTCGCCTCTGTCGCGATTGCCGCGTCGACCGAACCCGGCGCGAACGTCCGACTCCGCGCCGCCAGACCACGCGCTGGATGCGGCTATGAGCCCGCAACCAGCCGACTATGTGCCCGGTCGGACCGACCGGCGGCGCACGCTCGAGAACCGCCGCCGGGGCCGCGTTGAGCGTTGCCGCCTTGAGCCGGTCAGCTGTCCCGGTTGCGGTCGGTTCTTGGCCGATGTGTGGCCCGGGGCGAGCGTGCTATGCCGACCCTGCCGCCGCTGGGTGTCGACCGATCCCGGGGAGGATGCCTCGTGACCAAACCCAGGCCACCAGGACCACCACCGGTTCATACGCTCCCGACCGGCGACACCGCCCTGGCGGTGCTGGTCCACGTCGCCTGTCTCGATGCCGCGGTGCGGGTGGGCAATGAGGCGGACATCCGCGCCGCCCTTGCCGCCTTGCTCCACGTCTGGCGGGCTCGCACCGGCGGTTTATGCTGATATGGCGATGGGGCGATACCGTGAAGCGCGGGATGGTAAGGCGATGGTGAATCGGCAGACCGAACAATGTAAAGCCACGACCGCCGCCGGAACCCCCTGCTCGGCCCAACCGGTGCAGCCCTCCGGGTGGTGCTACTGGCACGACCCGACGCTCGCGGCGGACCGGGCCGAGGCGCGCCGGAAGGGCGGGGCGAATAAGAGTAACCGCGTCCGGGCCAAGAAGGCGCTCCCCGCCGACCCGATGACCGCGCTCGAGCTCGAGTCCTGGCTCGGTATCGTCTTCCGCAAGCTGATTACCGGGTCGCTGGAACCGGGCGTCGCGACCGCGGCGGCCAGCGTCGCGAAGGCCATGGTCGTGGTCAAAGAGGCGGGCGCGGTCGATGCCCTGGCCGAAGAAGTGGCCACGCTCAGGGTCGAAATCAACCGGCGGCGGATCGCATGACGACGGCGACGGTGGCGCGCTTGCGGGCCGATGTGGCGGGATTGCGGACGTTGGTGACCCCGCCCACGGCCCCACCGGGGGCGTTAGAGGTGGCGCGCCTGGCCGGCCTCAGCCCCGACCCGTGGCAACGCGACCTGCTCGGCTCGACGGCCCGGCAAGAAATCCTGTTGTGCTCCCGGCAATCGGGCAAGAGCACGGCCGTGGCGATCCTGGCGACGCATGCCGCCACCGCCCACCCCGGAAGCCTGGTCCTCGTCCTGGCGCCGGCCCTGCGCCAATCGCAAGAGCTCTTCCGCAAAATCCGCGACGTGCACGCGGCGCTCGGCGCGGCCGCCCCCGCGGACGTCGAGAACCGCTTGTCCCTCGAACTCGCGAACGGCAGCCGCATCGTCACCCTCCCCGGCAAGGAAGCCACCATCCGCGGCTTCTCGGGCGTTTCCCTGCTGATCGTGGATGAGGCATCCCGCGTTGACGATGCCCTCTATCAAGCGGTGCGGCCGATGCTCGCCGTTAGCGGTGGCCGGATTGTGCTCTTGTCCACACCGTTCGGGAAAAGAGGATTTTTCTATACCGAATGGACCGACGGCGGGCCGGCCTGGCGCCGGACGAAGATCACCGCCCACGACTGCCCCCGGATTGACCCGGCGTGGTTGGAGGCGGAGCGCGCCGCCATCGGGGACTGGTGGTTCAACCAGGAATATCTCTGCGCGTTTGTCGAGACGACGGATGCCGCCTTCCGGTTTGACGATATTCAAGCGGCGTTCGCCACGGACGCGACGCCGCTCTGGGGGAATGATCATGCCGCCTAACTACGTTGCCGGCCTCGATCTGGGCCAGGCTCAGGACTTTTCAGCGCTCGCGATCGTCGAGGTGGGGGGGGCCGCCACGGAGCCGCGGTTCATCTGCCGTCACTTGCACCGCTGGCCCCTCGGGACGCGGTACCCCGATATCGTCGCCGACGTGCAGGGCCTGATGGTCAAGCCGCCCGTCGCCGGCCACGTCCGCCTGGCGCTCGACAAGACCGGCGTCGGTGCCGCGGTCGCGGACATGTTCACCGGCCCGCGCCCGAAGGCGCGGGGATGGTCGTTCGACGGGAATGGTTGCCTGACGGGGGCCTCACCGCCGAACCCGCCGCCGCCGGTGGCCTGCCCGATCACGCCCATCATGATTACCGGCGGCTCCACCGTCACCTACGAGGACCGCACCTACCGCGTCCCGAAAAGGGATTTGGTCGGGGCGGTGATGGCGCCGCTGCAGACCAAGCGCCTCGAAATCGCGCCGGACCTGGCCGAAGCCGCGACCCTGCTCAGGGAGTTACGGGATTTCAAGGCCACGATTTCAGCCGGCGGCCACGACAGCTACGGCGTCGGGGACGATTGGCGCCAGGGCCAAAATGACGACCTCGTGCTCGCCCTCGCCATGGCTTTGTGGCTGGCGCAGCGCGACCTGAAGAAGGCGCCCCGTCTCGCCGCCCCGCCCGGCATCCGCCCGTTTAGCCCGTCCGTTCGCGAGTGAAAGAGAGGACACCACCATGACGAGCAAAGCCCAAGACGTTCGCCGCGATCTCGCCGAAACCCTGGCGAGTGGCTATGGCGCGAGTCGCGTCGGCGCCGATCGTCGCAGTCGCGACGAGAAGGTGGCGGGGGGCTTTCGGCGCGACGACCGCATGGAGCGTTTGATCGCCCTGCGCGCGAGCGACCGGGCCGCGTTCGCCGTGGCGTCGCGGGGGCTGGGCATGCGCCTGGCCTTCTACGAGAATGCCAAAGCGGCCGCTGAGCGGCTCGAAGGGGAGAATGATGCCGCCTAGTGCGACCGTGGCCGAGATTGAAGCGCGCCTTCGTGCCGGCGACGAGAGCGTCACGGCCGACGAGTACCTGCGAGCCGACGTCGACGAGCGCTTCGCCCGCCTCCGCGCCGAGGCGGCTGCTCAGGCGGCGCGTGACCGGGCGGCGGCCGAGCACCAAGAACGCATCGCGGCGTTTCGGGCGTCGCTGCCGACCCGGTTCGACCACACGCCCATTGAGAAAGCGACGGCAAGGCTCGCCGCGGCGGTGGATACCTTCCTCGACGCCTGCCGTGCCCACGACGACACGATGGAGGCGGCGACGGAGGAACTGCGCGGCATCGGACCGCTGCCCGCCGGGCTGGCCGTCGATGCCCCGCGTTACGGCTGGCTGACGGACGGGACGGTCGAATACCGGCCGGCGCGACCGCAGCAGACGGTCGCCGGCATCGTGCGGGAGGCCATCGCCGCGCGCTATCCGCGGCGCACGATCAACCTGAATAGCCCGCCGGACTGAAGGAGCGCCTCACGACGAAACAGCGCGCGGTGATCCGCCGGCGGACGGCGGTCTGCGAAGCGTTGCCCGTGGGTCTATCGTCCTCGGTGGAACCGTGTACAATGTCAACGGTTCCACTTGTGTATTGATTGAGACCCATCGCGTTTCCGTCCGGGCGTTGCTCCGCCTTGTCGATCAGGTTCATCGCCTCTTTGTCGTCGGCGCAAATGCGCTTGAGGATATCGACGTTTTACTCCGCCGGAGCAAAACCCTAAGCCCACCGTCCGGGCGACCTCGTCACGGGTCGTACCCCGTGGACATATGTCCACAGGGTCGGGTCATCGCGCTTGAGGCGAGAGAGGACATAGTTGGATTCGGTTCGATTGGTCAAGTTGTGAATCACAACTTGACCGGATTCGGTGCTCTTGTCTCGCCTTCCCCCGTGTCCCGCCAGCTTTGGATTAAGCAGGTCGCGGACGTTGTGGCGGAGGGTCGCCATGCGCTCCGCCATGGGGGCAGAGCGGACATAACTGGCGTCATTATCTGAGGAGTTGGTAATACCAACTCCTCCGCCATGCTGATTCGTGCCGTGATCGGACAACGGGTCGTGGACTTCGTAATACGAAGTCCTCCCCCGTGCTATCGGAGGGATTCGTATTACAACCCTACTCGTGAAGCGATTCGTGCCGTGAACAGCGTGGCCGGCTCGTTCCTGTCTCACAAAGGACCGTTTGTGAGACGCCGCCAACCGGCCCGCCGCCACGCACCCCGGAGGCGTGCGGCTGCGTCTCACAAGCCGTCTCGGAATCAAGATCGCGCTCCGTACGAGGCGCCGCGGGTTTTGAGACAGTGGGGTGGTTGTTTGCCCCAGGAGTGCTGTGCGGCGTGTGTAGGATGCGTGCTATACTGAACGCACACCGCACACGCCCCGCGCAGCATTTCCGTGAAAGGACTGACCGGTGCCACGCGGCGTTGCGCTCAAGACCGCCCTCCTGATTAATGCGGCCACCGACATCCTGGCCGAGATTCAGCCCGCCTCCGTCCGGGCCGTCTGCTACCAACTCTTTAATCGGAAATTGATCCCGGACATGGGCAAGAATGAGACGGCCCGTGTGTCGCGCATCCTGACGAAGGCTCGCGAAGACACCGTGATTTCCTGGGACGCCATCATCGACGAGACCCGCGAGGTCGAGCTTCGGCAGTCCTGGAACAACCCCGAGCAGTACGTGGCGACGGTGATGCGTTCCTATCGCCGCGATCGCTGGGACGACCAACCCCGGCGGCTCATGGTCGTCAGCGAAAAGGGAACCGTGGGCGGCACGCTGCGCCCGATCATGCATGAGTACGGCGTTCCGTTCCAGGTCTATCACGGGTTTGGCTCTGCCACCGCCCTGCACGACCTCGCCGAGCTCAGCGTCCAAGACACGCGTCCCCTGACCTTGCTCTACTGCGGGGATCATGACCCGAGCGGCCGCTATATGTCGGACATGGACTTACCCGACCGCATTACCCGCTATGGCGGCAACGCGTGGATTGAGCGGGTCGCGGTGACAGCCGAGCAGATCGCCGATCACGACCTCCCGACGTTCACGGCGGCTGAGAAGACCAAGGACGCCCGTCACGCCTGGTTCGTCACGGAACACGGCCAGACCTGTTGTGAGTTGGACGCACTCAATCCCAATGTCTTGCGTGACCTGGTTCGCCGCGCCATCCGCGCCCACCTCGACCGGAACGCCTGGTCCCGAGCGGAGTCGGTCGAGAACGCCGAGCGCGCCAGCCTGACGGATTTCTTCGAGTCGTGGCCGGGAATGGGGAAGTCGGCATGACGCGGACCGCGCCCGAATCTATTGTGAGACTAGTCCAACAATACGAACCGCCACCGCTGCGTCTTCGCGCCTGGCGCGACTACCGCGTCATGACACAACAGGAGCTCGCCGATCGAGCCGGCGTTAGTCGGCGGACGGTCGCTGCCATCGAATCCGGCAAGGTGCGCCCGCATCCGTCCACGGTCCGCGCGCTGGCCGCGGCGCTGCAGCTCACGCCGGAGCAGTTGCGACAGCCACCGCCAGACTAGCCGCTCCCCGTTAGCCGCTCGTGCCATCGCCGCCACCACGACGCCTGACCCACGTCCGCCGCTTCCGTCGCGTGGCGGGCCTCTGGTGCCGCGCTAGGGGCATCCGGGGCTACGTCGCCGGCGGTGAGTTGCTTGAGCCGGTCCTCGGCTTGGACGGCGCGAAACTGCCAGACGGAGGCCGCCTCGAGCAAGCGGTCGGACTTCTTCCGCTCCTCGGCCAACAGTTCCTGCAGCACCACGACTGCGGTGCCAGCATCCTGCCGGGTGTCCGATGCCGCAGCGAAGGAGGCTGGTGCCGCGGCACCGGACAGCGCACCCTGAGAGGACTCGTTTCGACGGAAGTCGTCGAGCGCCCGCGGCGTGATCTGGAACATGCCCGCGTGCTTGGTCGCGACGAGTTCGCCACGCTGAATGGCCCGCCGAACGGTGCGCTCGCTGATGCCGAGGGCGGTCGCGGCCTCGCGCGCGGATAGGACACCGGACACGTCCCCGATGTCCGGTGCCGCGGCGCCCGCGTCCGATGGGGCGGCGGGAGTGTCCTGTGCTGCGGCGTTACCCTCACCGGGTGATGTCCGGTCGTCCATAGCGCCATCGTCGCCGACCGCCGGGCCTCATGCAAGCGGAACGGGTGCCGTGATTGCGGCACCCGTTCCGCGATCTCCAGCAGGGACACCAAACGGGGGAGGAGTTTGTAATACAAACTCCTGTCTGGTCACGGCGCGAATCAGCACACCGGTGGAGGTTGTATTACAACCTCCACCGATAGCAGAGACACAAATTACGTCCTCTCTCGCCTCAAGCGCGATGACCCACCCCTGGGTCAGTCCATCGCGAGCGTCGGGGCCGGCGCGTCCTCTCCCACCAGAATGATCAAGACACCGAAGGCCGGCACGGTCCCCCCCGGCGTCGGCGTCAGCCTCAGCGTCAGCGCGTTCGGAGAGGCCCACGCCGTTTGGGTGCTGCCGCAGATGATGTGCTCGCCGTCCTCATCCCAGGTCGTGAGGAGGAGTTGCCCGCGGCCGACCCAGCGGGGGTCTGGGGGGTCGGGCGGCGTGAGGCGTGCGACGGGTTTCGCGGCATTGCGTCGGGTCATCAGGGGTCCTCCTCATTCGTGGGGAATGGACCGGGGCGGCCACGACGACCGCCCCCGCATCATGCGTGCTAGGCGGCGTGTCCGCCGGTCCAGTCGTACGGCGCATCGTGGCGGCGGGTGTCAAGGTCGACGAGGATGACGGCCTCGTCGACCGGATGCACGCCGGCACCCTCGCACGCCGGGCACTCGCACCACACCCGCCGACCGTCAAGCCCTGGGTGACCCGTGCAGATCGGGTCGAGGCCGCGCCCGTTGCAGGTTTGGCAGGCGACCGTTGTCTCCGCGCTGGTGATATCCATACCTGGTTCCTCCGTCCTTGAGCGCCGTTCTGCTTCCGGCGCCCCGCTGATACAGGGGCTGGGATACCTCGTCCCAACTGCTACGTATAATAGCATCCTTATAGTGAATTGTCAATAGATACCAAATATGCGTATGCTATACTGGTGACGCGCCGCCGGATGCTGAAGGGAGAAATGGACACGATGAAAACGATTCGGGAGCTACGCGAGGCACAGGGGTTGACGCAGCTTGAGCTCGCCCTCAAGTGTGGGGTAACGCCGGTCACGATTTACAACTGGGAACGCGGCAAGTACGAGCCGCGGGCATCCCAACTACGGAAAGTCGCCGACGCCTTCGGGACGACAATGGACCAGATTCAGCTTATCGAGACAGAGAGGGAGCCGGAGGGAAAAGCGGCCGCGTGAGAAGCCCACGCGGCCGATGAGGTATCCCAGCCCGAAGCAGACGGGCAGAGGACGATTCATCGTATCACGCCAGAAATGGGGGTTCCATATGGGCGCAGCAATGCCAGACGCACCGCCGAAACCGGAGCGAGAAACGTGGCGCGATTGGCTGCCGGACGAGGCGCCCGAGCCGGATCTCTTCACGCGCGACGAGATCATCGAGATGGCGGCACGTCGCCAGGTCGCGGGGACGGCGCCGATCACCGCCGGCGACCTTCGCTACTGGGAGTCCATTGGCATCTTGCCCCACGGTACTCGCCAATGGCGCAACGATGCCGCCCGGGCGCTCTATCCAAGCTGGTACGCCGGCCTCGCCCGCCAGGTCCGACTCCTCCAACGCATGGGCTATTCGCTCAACGAGATGCGGCCACGCATTCGAGCCCATCACCGCCTGGTTCTGGGGTATGGGACCGACGAGCTCGATAAGGAAATAGTCACAACCGCCGGCCAAGTACAAAGTCCGGAAGACGTTGCTCTCTGGCCGGATCTCGTCGGTGAATTGGAGCGCCTCGCCCGTTGGCGCGCCCACCTTACGGGGACGCCAACCGAGCGGGTCGAGGTCCGCGTCATCGGTGTCGACGGCGCTGGCACGATTTACCCCCTTCCGATCTCATCTACCGATGGAGACATAGAGACTGCGAGTTAGACTTGCAATTCGTGCTATACTTCCACCTATGTACACCGCCGAAGGATGCCAGGAGGAGCTAGTGAGCGAGCCGACGGGCGACTATCTCGGCATCGGTTTGGTTGCGAAAGAACTTGGCGTCAGCCGGTCCGCCGTGCGGCGCTGGGAAGAGCGGGGTTGGATCGAACCAGCCCCACGGCTTGCCGGCTCCGCACGTCGCGTCTTTCGCGTCGTTGATTTAGAGACCATTCGCCAACGGGTGAGTGAGAGGCGCGCTGCCGCCCGGCAGCGGGGTGGCCCGGAGCGGGCCGCTTGAGGGAAAGGAAAACCCCCGGGGTAAAGGGCCGCCACAGCCCCCCGAGGGTTTCCAAGGAGATCAGTTCTCATGGGCACTTTACCACGAATCACAGCGAGGTGGGATAGCTCGATCGAACTCACCTTCCCATACGACCCGGACTTTATCGGGGCGCTGAAGACCAACATTCCGGGGCGAGCACGATCATACGATCCGGCCACGAAGGTCTGGTCGGTTACGGCGCCATGGGCAGCCATCGCTACCCGCTTGATGGTGGAAACGTTCGCCGATGTCGAGAGAGTCGACGATCGACAGGAACCCTACCGACGCCCCGCCCCCATCCGCTCAACCGACGAATACTTCCAGCGCCTGCATTTACTGTCCTCCGCACCTGCCTGCGTGATCGAGGCCAGTTATCGGGCTCTCGCCAAACAGCACCACCCCGATCGCCTCCCGGCGACCGAGCGTGATCGCGGAAACGCCGCAATGGCCGGTATCAATGAGGCGTTCGAGCAACTGCGCGATCGGGGTGCGGCGTGATGGCGGCCGAAGAGCGATCGGATGTTCCCCCCGCAACCCTCCCCGTCAACGCGGACGGCGTCCCCGCCGATCTCAAAAAGTGGGATCAATGGGTCACCTGGGACTGGGAGTTCCGAAACGACCGGTGGACCAAGCCACCGCTGCGCGCGGTTGGGAACGGCTACGCCAAATCAAACGACCCAAACACCTGGACGTCGTTCGATATTGCCCTGGCCGCCTCTCTCCAGCGCAAACGCGCGGGCATCGGTTTCGCCCTCACGAAAGACGACCCCTTTTTCTTTGTCGACCTTGACGATGCCCGCGACCCGGCAACCGGAGGGATCGCGCCGTGGGCGCGACCCCTCCTCCGCGCCTTCCGTCACACCTATCACGAGGTTTCGCCGACAGCGACGGGAATCAAGATCATCGGCACGGGCACGCGACCCGGTACCCAGAGCGTCAAGCCACTGGTGGCGAGCGACCGCGCCAAGATCGAGATCTTTGACGGCGGCGGGGCCAAATACACGACCCTCACCGGGCATCGGTGTCAGGGGTCGCCGGGGCACATTGCCGACGCCCAAGCGGCGCTGACGGCCCTCTACGTGGAGCTCT